CAGCATCCGACCATCCGGCGGCATCGTTGTGCTGGCACGCCGTTGCGGACCACCCCAAACCCATTCATTAACGCAGGATGAGCTGGTGTACGCAGAAGACGCATACCTGGAGCGTGTTCAGCGGTACTTCGCTCGGGCTGAAGCCCTCGCATAGAACCCATTCATGCAGCCTCGTCGAACGCCATTCATACTGCGCTGGAACGCCATTCATGGCTCGCGAGTTTCTGACACTTTTGTAGTTCGTTTGTACTAGCCTCCATGGTTGTGACTGGGACGCTGCTAGTAGTGGGGGCTGCGGCCTTGGGGCTGTGGGTCCTGTACGGGCTAGCGGGCGATGCTGAGCCGGATGGGACGCATCGGGACGGTCTCAGTGTGAGACGCATGAGACGCAACCGCAGACAGTAGAAAGGCCCCAAGCGGTGAGCTTGGAGCCTAGAGCGGTTCAGCTTCGCACCCAACGCCACCTTTCGCGTGGGGCGTATCGCTCCCATGCGGCCAGCTTTGCCCATGCTTCGGATTCGGTGGCCAGTGGTTCGGTGTCAAAGTTGCGCCAGGGTTGGCCAGGCGTTTTGAATTGGAGCCTATAGGTTTCGCGGTTCATTGTTAAGAGGTGGTTGCGTTGGAACGTTTGCGGGCTTTGCCAGCATCGCGGCGGCGTTGGCGTTTGGATGGTGCGCGCATTTCGAGCGATTCTGGGGAAACTGTGGAATCTGTGGAAATCGCGCAGCGGTCGAGAATCCGCTGGAACTCGTCGGCAGTTCGCAGTTGATGCTGCCGATTGATCAGTGCCGGGAGCGTTTCAAGGTTCCAGCGGCTGGCGCCGATCTTTGACGCTTCGGAACGATTCTCGGCCAGCCAGGCCAGCACCGAATCGGCGACCGGGTGATTCTGAGCGAGCCAGTACTTGTCCGCCCATTCGATCCGAAGCCGGCGCAGATCGTCGCGGGCCTGCTGGCGCTTGTCTCGGACTTCGCGCTGTGTTTGCCATTCGGCCATGGGTCAGGCCTCCCAACCTTTTGTGACGTGCTGGATCAGTTCGCGGGTGTGGTGGTATCGCCAACCTTCGGAAGTGTTGCCGGTTCGGTGCATCTGAGACTCTGCCGCCCATAGCGCGCGCTCGATCCTGAGCCAATGCTCAGGCGCAAGCGTTACTTGCACAGCGTGGTTCGGTGTGGCCATAGGTTCGATCCTGCCCGTGGGTCGGGCTGGTAGGTTGAACCCTTGCACAGTAGCAGCACGCGCAAGCCTTGGCGCGGGAACTGTTAAGGATTGTCAACGACTGGGCTTTGGCTGGGTTGCGTGGTCTGTATAGTGTGAGGGTATTTAAGCCACCATCCATGGCAAACCGTACTTTTCCACCGCGCAAGCTGATCTATCAGCGCAAGTCTGCCAAGGTCGCGCAATTAACCGTGCTGACCTGGCACGAGTCAGTCAGCCAATGGGGCTCTCAAAACTTCTGCACTGGCACGGCTGCCAAGGTATCTGCCGCGCTGCTTCATTGGGTCCGGCACCTAGAGCGCACTGGCCAGCAGTTCACACTGCTGCAGCAAGACTACCGGCGGCAGACCTTGCCAGCGTGGCAGCAGATTGTGGCCGATGCCAACCGCAAACCCTGGCACACTTGACGACTGGCCGGTTCCGGCCTTACCCTTGCACAGAAGCCCAACCCTTAGGACTCAACCCATGGCAACCATTACCCGCCAGCAGTATCTGGCCCATAGTGCCGAACTACATGAGGCGTTCTTCTTACAGTTCGCCGACCCTTCCTACCGGTCGGCTCTGGCCGGGATGTTCGGCCCGGAAGAACTACTGCACAGCACCGATGAACACTTCAACGACATCCCTCTGGCCCGGTGGGATGATGCTGCGCGTAAGTTGTACCCTCGGGTTAACCATGACAAAGTGATGGCCGCTGGCGCTTTTTACTCTCAAGGTATGGGGGTCTGCATCGCCAAGGCTATGGCCCGGTCGCTTATTTCCTGCTATCGGTGACCCCAGCACCGGCAGACCTTACGGCCCGGCCATTGTGTCGGGCTTTTGTTTGCTCGCGTTGCGGCGCTCGCTTCGCTCGCTTGCAACCTGACAGCCTAAGATTGAACCAAAGCAGGAGAGCTTAGCAGTGATCGAGCAGCCGGAAGCTATCAACGACGCACCGGAAGATCAGCCGGAAAATGTAAAGCAGCAGCGTCCCTATGGCAGGCGCAATCCTGACGCGGTGATCGAAGAGCGTCAGCGCCGGCTTTATCGGCGTCAACTTGACGGTCTGACGACTCGGCAGTTGGTGCTCGATCACGCGGCACGCGAAAGCATCAGCGAAAAGACCGCTTGGATGGACTGGCGAGTTGTTACAAAGTGGAACGCGGAGGATTGGGAGAAGGATCGAGAGGCTTTGCTGTCACGACTCCAGGGGATGCGCTTTCGTGCCATCAACGCGGCGCTGCGAAAGGGTCAGCTGCAGACCGCTGCTCAGTTGATGGACAGTGTTGGCCGCGTGTTGAATGAGTCCGGCATTGAGCAGCAGGCAGCAGCAGCGCCACAGCTGCAGATCACGGTCGAGGACCGCAGGCAGCCATAAGCAACGTTAATGTGTAACAAACCTTGCCCTGGCTGCCAGATGTGCAAGAATACAGAGCAAGGGGGAACGGCTGGCCCAATGCCGCCCCGCCACTGACCCATGCAATCCCTGTTCCTGTTCCTACTGTTCCCGCTGTTAGTGCTGATTGGCGTCACCCTATGGGCGACTGAATCCCGCCAACAGCGCATCAGGCGCTGGCACGCTGCCGGTCTGAGTCAGCGGGCGATCGCCGCCCGGCTTCGAATCACCCGCCACAGAGTCCGCGTCGCCCTGGCTGCCTCATGATCCGCACCACCACCGCGCTAGCGCTGCTCGCGCTCGCAACCTGTACCGCCAACCTTCCCCTCGCCGTTGCCTGCCTGGCCGGTGGCCTAGCCATTGGCGCCACCATCCGGGAATGATAATCGTTCTCATGCCAGCCTCTCCCTAGCCAGCCGGGGGGAGGTTCGCGTTTCTGTGGCCGGGTACCGCCGCTAAGGGAACCTACTGATACATTCGCAATTCTTTCTACTGTTACACAGCCCCTAGGGGGGAGTGTTGCAAATTCTGTAATACCCTAGAAGGTACCCGTCTACTACAAATGCCCCAAGAGGCTGGTGCGCTATCGCTGAGATATGCCCAAGGCGAAGTATTTCGCAGCCGCAAACGCTTCAGAGTGCTGGTTGCCGGCCGCCGCTTCGGAAAAAGCTACCTGTCGTGTATCGAATTGCTGCGTGGGGCAATCGAGCGGCCGGGCGAAACATTCTTCTACGCAGCCCCTACATACCGGATGGCGAAAGACATTGCCTGGAAGGTAATGAAAAAGCTGGTCCCAAAAGCCTGGATCAAGAGCAAGAACGAGACCGACCTAAAGATCGAACTGGTCAACGGCAGCACGATCGAACTTAAGGGCACCGAAAACGCGATGGCCCTACGCGGCCGAAGCCTCGCTGGCGTGGTGCTCGACGAAGCCGCCTTCATGGACCCCGAGGTCTGGTTCGAGGTAATCCGCCCCGCCCTCGCCGACAAACAAGGCTGGGCCTTGTTCATCTCCACCCCAGACGGCACCGCCAGCTGGTTCTACGACCTCTGGTGTTACTGCGAAGAAGGTGATTCCGACTGGAACCGCTGGCAATTCACCACGATCGAGGGCGACAACGTCCCGCCCGAGGAGATTGAAGCCGCCCGCGCCCAACTCGACGCCCGCACCTTCCGCCAAGAGTTCGAGGCCAGCTTCGAGAATCTAAGCGGCCTTGTCGCCGTCTCCTTTGGCGACGCCAACATCAGCCCCGAATCAACCGATATTTCAATCCTTCCACTCCTTTTGGGGGTGGACTTCAACGTCGACCCAATGTCAGGCATCTGCGCGGTCAAAAAGGACGACACCCTCTACGTTTTCGACGAAATCATGCTGACGGGTGGCGCCACCACCTGGGACTTCGCCGAAGAAGTAACCCGCCGCTTCGGCGTGGATCGCCGCATCATCGCCTGCCCGGACCCCACCGGCGGCGCCCGCAAAACCAGCGGCGTGGGACTAACAGACCACAACATCCTCCGCCGCAGCGGCTTCACAGTCTCCAGCCCCAAATCCCCCTGGAAAATCCGCGACAAAATCACCTGCGTCAACACCGCCCTCCTCGATGCCACTGGAACGCGCCGCACCATCATCCACCCGCGCTGCAAGGAACTCATAAAATCCCTCCGCACCCTGACCTACACCCCCAACACTGGCCTCCCCAACAAAAACCTCGGCGTCGACCACGCCTTCGACGCCTTCGGCTACCTCTGCCTCCAACAGTTCAACCTAGTCAACTACGCCAAACTGGGCACCACGAACTACCGCCTGTACTGAGTCCCCGTAGACTGGGTCTATCCGCTATTCGCAAATGGCGAAAAAACCTACCAAAGCCCAGAAAAAGGTCGAAAAGGTGATGCGCGAATACGGCACTGGCACGCTGAAGTCCAGCTCGGGCAAAAAAGTAGTCAACCGCAAGCAAGCAATCGCCATTGCGTTGTCTGAAGCCGGCAAATCCCGCCCCAAAACCACCAAAAAGGTCAAGAAATAGCCATGGCAACCAAAAAACCCGGCCTCTACGAAAACATTCGCCGCAAACGCGAACGCATCGAGGCCGGCAGCGGCGAAAAGATGCGTAAGCCTGGCACGAAGGGCGCCCCAACCGCTGCTGCCTTCAAAGCCGCCGCTAAAACGGCCAAAAAACCCAAAAAACCCAAGAAATAACCCACCATGGCCACTGGAACTGGCACCGTCTACGACGGCGAACTAACGATCTATCCGGCCCAAAGCCGCACCACCGTTGGCTTTCTGGATTTTACTGACGTCACCGCCGGTCATACCTGTTTTCAGGTCAAAGTTACCAACTTCGTTTCCGGGCATATCGATGTCGATTTTTACGGCAGCCTCAACAGCGACTTCGGCAAAATCACCGCCAGCACCAAACACGCTGGAGCCCAACGCATTAGTGCCGACGGTACATATCTTTATTTCATCCAAGACAAACCAGTCCGCAGCTACCGCCTTGAGGTCGTGACGATCACCCAAGCCGGCCCTACGATCTCCGTAACCCTTGGAGCGCTTTCAGACAGCTGATGTCTATCCACACCCTCCAAGGCTACCCAACCTACATCGAAGTAGACGCCGAAACGGGTCGCACCGAAGTCACCTTCAACTTCAAAACCCCCAGCGACCCCGCCCTTTTCGCCGGCTTCATGGGCAACATCTTCACTGGAACTGAAGTTCTCGTCGACGTAAGCGACGAAGTCGACGAGGAGGAAGACGATGATTGAGTATCGCGGCGAAAAATTCACCGGCTACAACAAACCTAAACGCACTCCAAATCACCCAGAAAAATCACATGCCGTTCTCGCAAAAGAGGGCGACACAGTGAAACTTATTCGATTCGGTCAGCAGGGTGTATCTGGCTCGCCAGCACGAAAAGGAGAATCAGAAGCAGAGCGAGCACGACGCGCATCCTTCAAAGCCCGCCACTCATCTAACATAAAGAAAGGCAAGATGTCTGCCGCCTACTGGGCCGACAAGGTGAAATGGTAACTCAATGACCTACGCAGTCCCAGGCCAAATCCGCACCCATCTCGTCAGCTCGACCTTCGAGGGTCCGACTGACTCACCGTTCTCGCGGACCCGCGCCGTGCTGGACATGATGCGCGGCTGGGAAATCATGAAAGCCGTCACCCTCGGCACCGAATACCTGCGCGAAAACAGCGAAACTTTTCTCCCCCTGGAGCCCCGCGAGGACTACACGGCCTACCTGGCCCGCGTCAACCGTGCCGTCTTCTCCCCCTTCACCCAACGCCTGGTGCGTGCCGCCGCCGGCCTAGTTCTCCGCAAACCCATCGTCCTCGAAGGCGACCCCTACTGGAGCGAAATTTTCGCCAAGGACGTCGACGGCTGTGGCTCCGACCTTGACGAATACGCCCGGCGCCTATTGATCTGCGCCCTGACCTACGGCCACTGCCACACCCTGGTCGACTTCCCCGCCCCAACTGGCGCCCGCAGCCTCGCCGAAGAACGCGCCCTCAACCGCCGCCCCTACTGGATCGAGGTCGAACCCCAAAACGTCTACGGCTGGCGCCTCGATCGTGAGGTCAACTACGGCAAACTGATCCAAATCCGCATCGCCGAAAAAGCGATCGTCCCCGACGGCCGCTTCGGCGAAAAAGTGTACGACCAAGTCCGCGTCATCGAGCCCGGCCGCTACGAGATCTACCGCCAGCAGGAAAGCCGCAAGGACATGTACGGACAAATGCCGTACCCCAATTCCTTCAACATCACCGGCCCCACCGGCGGCGACTACGAACTGATCGAATCTGGCGCGTACAGCCTCGGCGAAATTCCCCTCGTCACGATGTACTCCAACAAGGTCGACACCCTCGTCAGCAAGCCTCCGCTACTCGACATCGCTTACCTAAACCTGGCCCACTTCCAGCGCCAAGCCGACCTCATCCACAGCCTGCATGTCGCCAGCCAACCCATGCTCGTCCTCGAAGGCTGGGACGACCAGACCAAGGACCTTGCTATCAGTGTTAATTATGCGTTGGCGATGCAGCCCGGCAACAAGGCTTATTACGTGGAGCCTGCATCGAGCGCTTTCGAGGCCCAGTCAAACGAAATCAAAGAACTCCAGATGCAAATGGCGACGTTGGGCATCAGCACGCTGAGCCAACAAAAGTTTGTCGCCGAATCTGCCGACGCCCGCCGCCTCGACCGCGTCGACACCAACTCCATGCTGTCAATGGTCTCCATGGACCTCCAGCAAACCCTCCAAGGCGCCTTCGACCTCGCCGCCAACTATCTCCAACTGGAACCTCCCAAGGTCTACGTCAGCCGCGACTTCGACATCGACCGCCTCATCGGCCAAGACATCACCGCGTTGACAAGCCTGTTCGCACAACAGGTCATCGACCGCGAAGAGTTCCGCGACATCCTCCGCCAAGGCGAAATTCTTTCCACTGGCACGCCTATGCACAGCGACAACGAATCACTGGAACCCATCGAATCCGCCGAGGAAGAAGCCCGCGAAGAAGAGGAAGAAGATCCCTCCGAAACAATCTCGGCGGACCAGATGGAGCGTCTTATTCAAGCAATGATGAGTTGATGCAATGGCCACCCAACAGGACTACCTGACGCTGGCCCAAGTCACCGCACTCGTCAAACTCAGTAAAAAACTAAAAAACCTAACCACGTTGCTATCTGGCGACGGTCCCCCGAGCGACCTCGGCAACCCCGGCGACTGGTACATCGACCGTCGCACCAAGCAGCTTTATGGCCCCAAGTCCGGCACCGCGTGGCCTACCGAACCCGTAGCCCTTGGCACGCGAGATACCGACGGCCGTATCCGCACCACCCAACTGACCATTAGCGGCAACCAAGCTCCTCCGGTCAAAGGCGACAAAGGCAATCCCGGCCCCCAAGGTCCCACCGGGGCCACCGGCCCCACTGGTGCAACCGGCCCAGCAGGAGACACCGGCCCCATCGGCCCTGCCGGCCCCCAAGGCGACCCTGGTCCGACCGGCCCTACTGGAGCCACGGGGCCCGCCGGTCCTGCTGGTCCCCAAGGCGAACAAGGTCTCATCGGTCTTACTGGCCCGCAAGGTCCGCAAGGCGAAACAGGTCCTGCCGGCCCCACCGGATCCCAAGGCCCACAAGGCGAAACCGGCCCTCAAGGTCTTACAGGTTTAACCGGCCCCACCGGACCGCAGGGTCCCGCTGGTTCCAACGCTACCGTCACTGCAGGTACCGGCATAACCGTTTCTGATGGCGTTGTTTCGTTGGCCACCGACTTCTACGTATCGGCCACATACGCCATCGACGATGGCACGTTTTAGAACATCTTCTTATGTTCTAGAATAGAACTGCACTTTCTACAGTCCGCTGGTGAAAAGCCTGGATTACGTGCAGCAACCTGACGGCAGTTTCCGCTGGGAAATGGTCGAAATGGACGAAGCTGCGCGGGCTGCAAAAGCAGAACCCGCCCCCGAAAAACCCGCCCGCAAGGCTGGCAAAAAGGCCACCAGCGAGCCTGCGTTTGTCACCGAAACCCCTGAAATCCCCGAGTTCTAACGCATGGAAGAGCAAGTCATCCAGGAGACGCCCGTGGCGACTCCACCCCAGCCTGTGGCTGGAGCCGACACCGCTCAACCCACCCCTGATGTCACCAACATCAAGGCTGAGTACGAGTCCCAGATCAACGCCTTAAAAGCCCAATCCGCCGAAGCCGAGGAACGTTTCCAAGGCATCAAGGCAAAATTGGACGAGGTCTACAAAAAGCAGGACGACCAACGCAAAAAAGTCCTACAAGACCAAGGCCAGTGGAAAGATCTGTGGGAAGAGGCCAACAAGACGGCGCAAGAAAAAGATCAGCAAATCGCCGATCTGAACCGCCAACTTGAGGACCTCCGTTCTTCTAACGAAGCCGCCATTATGCGAACAGCGGCCATGTCCGCTATTAGCCAAGCTGGCGCAATCAACGCCGAGCAAATGCTGATGTTGCTCCAAGGCAACCTCCGCAAAAACGAAACCGGCAGCGTCGTCGTCCTCAACGGCGGCGTGGAACAAGACCTTCAGGCATATCTAAACAACCTGAAGAATCCAGGCTCCGGCTTTGAACATCACTTCAAGCCAAGTTCTGCTGCCGGCATGGGCGCCAAGCCCAATCCCACTTCTACTGTCGCCCCAGGTATGAATAATCCCTGGAAGGAAGGTAGTATTAACTTAACGCAGCAGATGATGCTGTCCGCCCAAGACCCTGAACTCGCAGCAGTGCTGAAGAGGGAAGCCGGTCTTTAAGCCTCAGTGAGGCACCACCACCCAAGTCTGT